ATGGGTTATATGCAAGGTACATGGCAACCACCAGCTGAAGAAGTAGTTGAAGAAGTACAACCTGATTTACAAGTACTTGATGGTACTGAAAGCGGTCAAGGTAGTGGATTTGTAGATCCTGTTGTTGGAGTTACTGAGCAAACACAGCAAGACACTTTTGATTATCAAACAGCATATAACGAGTTAGTTGGAAATTTAAGTACTCAACAAACAGCTTTTGATACACAATTATCAGACCAACAAACAAGTTTTAATACACAATTATCAGATGCTTTAGCCACACAAAATACTGATTTTCAAACTGAGTTAGCTAATGCTTTAGCTGGTCAATCAGATACTTATGCTACTGATTTAGCTAATGCTTTAGCCGGACAACAAACAAATTTTGATAGTGCTTTTGCCACACAGCAAGCCGGTTTCGATAGTGCTTTTGCCACACAGCAAGCAGGTTTTGATACTCAGCTATCGACTATTAATACTGCGCTAACAGGATATCAAGATCAAGTTAAGACTATGCAAGAAGAAGCTATGAAAGCTCAAGAATCTATGAGGATTCAAGCTGCATATGGAGATCCTGGTAGAACTACTGGAGCATCAGTAACCGGAGTACAGGCAGCTGGTGAAGAGGAACAACAACAAATGCTAAAAAATCTTGGAGCTACTGGTTCCTTTGGACGAGACGGTTTAAGAATATCATCATTAAATATATAAGAAAATGACAGCAAAATCTAGGTATGACTATTTGTCATCGGATCGTGCTCAGTTTCTAGACGAAGCAAAACAAGCAGCTGATTTAACACTGCCTTATTTAATTCGTGGACATGAAGAATACTCCCAAGGGATGAGAAATCTTCCCCAACCTTGGCAAAGTGTTGGAGCGAAAGGTGTAGTTACTCTTGCATCAAAATTGATGTTAGCTCTACTACCCGTTCAAACCAGTTTCTTTAAATTACAGGTTGACGAAAGTCAATTAGGAGAAAACTTTGGTCCAGAAGTAAGGTCAGAATTAGATTTATCTTTTGCAAAAATAGAGAAGACAATCCTTGAAGCAATAGCTGCGTCAAGTGATCGTGTTGTAGTTCATCAAGCTTTAAAACATTTGGTGGTATCTGGCAACGCTTTAATATTTATGGGTAAAGAAAATCTTAAATTATATCCTCTTAACCGCTATGTCATAGAACGAGACGGCAACGGCAATGTGATTGAAATAGTTACAAAAGAAACTATTGCAAAAAAATTAATTTATGACGAGCTTCCTGAAGAAGTCCTCACACAGTACGCTAATGAGGAAGGTGAATCGGAAGACGCAGAAGAGTGTGATATCTATACACACATAACAAGAGACAACAACAGATTTGTATGGCATCAAGAAGTACATGATTATGCACTTCCTAAATCATTCAGTAAAGCTCCAGTAGATGCTAATCCATGGATTGCACTGAGGTTTAACGCTGTTGATGGTGAAGATTATGGAAGAGGAAGAGTTGGTCAGTTTATGGGTGACTTGAAATCTTTAGATGCTTTATCACAAGCTCTTGTTGAAGGTAGTGCGGCGGCTGCAAAAGTTGTTTTTACAGTCAGCCCAAGTGCTACAACAAAGCCTTCTTCTCTAGCTAGTGCTGGAAATGGAGCAATCATACAAGGTAGACCAGATGATATTGGTGTGGTTCAAGTTGGCAAAACAGCTGATTTTGGGACTGCATATCAGATGGCATTACAACTTGAAAAAAGATTAAACGAAGCATTTTTAATACTTAACGTTAGACAGTCTGAACGTACTACTGCTGAAGAAGTACGGATGACTCAGATGGAATTAGAACAACAATTAGGTGGGCTGTTTAGTTTACTTACTGTTGAGTTCTTAGTTCCATATTTAAATCGAATATTAAATGTGTTTCAAAAATCAGGACAGATCCCCAGATTACCAAAGGATATTGTCAAGCCAACTATAGTTGCCGGTGTTAATGCACTAGGTAGAGGACAAGATAGAGAAAGCCTTGCTTCGTTCTTAGGAACTATTGCACAGACAATGGGACCAGAAGCAATATTGCAGCATATAAATCCAGAAGAAGTTATTAAAAGATTGGCAGCCGCTCAAGGTATTGATGTCTTAAATCTTGTAAGAAGTATGCAAGAAATACAACAAGAAAGACAGCAAGCAATGCAACGTGAACAAGCCATGATGCAACAACAACAACAGACGGATCGTATGAAAACACCAATGGCTGACCCATCTAAGAATCCAGCATTAGCTAGACAACTAGATCCAACCCAAGAAACATAATGAGTGAAACATTAACTATGACACCAGAGGAAACTCCAGCTGGTGAACTAAGTCCACAAGAACAAGAATCCCTAGAAGTAGGAGAGAAGATTGTTGAAGCGCAAGAACAGCGTCTTGCTGGAAAATATGAGAATGCACAAGAATTAGAGAAAGCCTACATAGAATTAGAAAAAAAATTAGGTAGTCCAGAAAAGGCTGAAGATAAACCTGAAGCAACACAAGAAGAACCTAAAGATAAACCTAAAGATAAACCTAAAGAAGCAAGTAATATTCTTGATCAACTTTGGGATGAGGCGAGTTCTGGTGAAAAATTTAAACCAGATACTTTAAAAGAATTGACCAAGATGAAAGCAACTGATCTTGCTCAAATGCATTTAAAATATAGACAAGAAGTTGCTGGAAAAGATACTGCTCCTAAAGCACTAAGTCAAGAAGATATTACTGGATTAAAAGGTGTAGTTGGTGGTGAAAAAAATTATGACAATATGCTCCAATGGGCTAATCAAAATTTAAGAGAAGGCGAAATACAAATGTACGACAAAGTAATGGAGCAAGGGAATCCCTTGGCTGCATACTTTGCAGTTCAAGCCTTAGCTTATCGCTACCAAGAAGCATCAGGAAAACTTGGTGAAATGGTTTCAGGTAAAGCACCTAAAGCTTCTGGGAATGTATTTAAGAGTCAAGCTCAAGTTGTAGAAGCTATGAGTGATCCTAAATATGATCAAGATCCAGCCTATAGACAGGAAATTCTTGACAAACTTGCACGTTCAAATATCGATTTTTAATCATGCCAAAAGGAAAAGGAACTTACGGAACTAAAAAAGGAAGACCACCCAAAAAGAAATGACGGACAAACTTTTAAACATTTACGCAAACGAAACACCTCCAAGACTAATGACAAACCACAACCACAACCACAACCACGACAATGACCAATGGCATGTTGCCGAAGAAACTAACGGACGTTTTGCCATGCTTGGCTTTATTGCTGCCCTTGGTGCTTACGTGCTTACCGGTGATATCATCCCCGGCATCTTTTGATCCATACAATTGGAAGATGAGTTGCTTTGATTTTCTCGAAGCAAGATACAAATTGATACTCGATGAGAGTTTACCTTTAAAAAACAAGATAAACCTCATCAATTTTTTCCTCTCCAAAGTGGATGAGGACTGTTCAAACATTTATTTAAATTAATCACATGGCTGCAATCTCATTACAAAGAGACACTACAACCAATTGGGAAAAGTTTTGTGACTGGGTAACAAGTACAGACAATCGCCTATACGTAGGTTGGTTTGGAGTGCTAATGATACCTTGCTTACTGGCTGCTACTACCTGTTTTATTCTCGCCTTTATCGCTGCTCCTCCAGTGGACATCGATGGCATACGTGAACCAGTTTCCGGTTCCTTAATCTATGGAAACAATATTATATCAGGAGCTGTCGTCCCCTCCTCTAATGCAATCGGACTACATTTTTACCCTATCTGGGAAGCTGCCACGCTAGACGAGTGGTTATACAATGGCGGACCATATCAGTTAGTTATATTCCACTTTCTCATTGGAGTGGCTGCGTATGCAGGGAGACAATGGGAACTATCTTACCGATTAGGTATGAGACCTTGGATCTTTATAGCTTATACAGCTCCACTGTCAGCAGCTCTAGCGGTTTTTCTCGTATATCCATTTGGTCAGGGATCATTCTCTGATGGTATGCCTTTAGGAATCAGTGGAACCTTTAACTTCATGTTCGTCTTCCAAGCGGAACACAACATTCTTATGCACCCATTCCACATGCTCGGTGTGGCAGGGGTTTTTGGTGGCTCTTTGTTTGCTGCTATGCACGGAAGCCTTGTTACTTCCTCAATCCTACGGGAGACTACGGAAGAGATCTCACAGAACTATGGCTATAAGTTTGGTCAAGAAGACGAGACTTATAACATAGTTGCAGCACACGGATATTTCGGAAGACTTATATTTCAATATGCAAGTTTTAATAATAGCCGTTCTCTTCATTTCTTTCTTGGTACTTGGCCGGTTGTTGGCATATGGCTGACATCTATGGGCGTATGTACTATGGCGTTTAACCTTAATGGTTTTAACTTTAACCAATCAATAGTTGATACTAATGGAAAAGTTATTCCTACATGGGCTGACGTTGTAAACAGACAGAACCTTGGAATGGAAGTAATGCATGAGAGAAATGCACACAACTTCCCACTTGACTTAGCTTCAAGTGAGTCAACAGAAGTTGCACTAACAGCTCCACAAATTGGCTAAAAAAATTTGGACAATATGGAAGTACGCTCTTGGTAGTTTTGCCGATGATAAGACTAGATCTTATGACAACATTATTGCTATCACTCGTACTTTTATATTCATTACATATTTAACAACTAACTGTTTTATTATCTCTGGCGTTATACGTCACTGGAACAATATGGCTCAACAATCACAAACTGGATTTGGGGTCGCCCATCCTGTTGGATTTTTAAAATCAGAACAACAAATTGAAAAGAAAGAAGCACCTAAGCCAAAAACTAAAACTAAACAAATTTTAAAAGAACCTGAAGGAGAAGCTTCTTATTAACGCCACGTCCGTTCATCCCTTCGGGGACGCATGAGAACTAAGCATGGAACGGGGCTTAGTATATGGAGATAACCATGAAAGAAGTTACTTTCGTATATCGTGGCGTTGCTTACAAAAGAGTAATCAAGTAGATCTTTGGGGAGGTGCGAATCCTCCCTACTCAATTTGGCTTTTTGCCCTCTAAGGAGGATACCAATCAGCCGTCTAGACGGTGGGATAGACCACAAAATCAAATGAGTCCAACTAAGACTCATACCTTTTCACGTGAAGAGACAAGTAAATATACCTTAATAATTAATAAAGACAATGGCACAACAAGCCACAACAGCTACTGCCAATGGTCCTATTTATGGTGGTGCCAATAATGGTGCACTAACAGGACTTGGTACAGCTGCCGAGAGGAGAGCCTTATACCTTAAAATTTTCTCAGGTGAGATGTTTAAAGGCTTCCAACACAATACAATTGCAAGGGATTTAGTTACTAAGCGTACTTTGACAAACGGCAAATCATTGCAGTTTATCTACACAGGGCGCACAAAAGCTGAGTTCCATGTTCCAGGCCAGAGCATTCTGGGTAACGATGAGAAAACACCTCCAGTAGCTGAGAAGACTATCACTTGTGATGATCTATTAATCTCAAGTGCTTTCGTTTATGAATTAGATGAGACACTTGCTCACTACGATTTAAGAGGAGAAATCTCTCGTAAGATCGGATATGCACTAGCTGAGAACTATGACCGTAGAATTTTCAGAGCAATCACTAAAGCTGCAAGACAGCCTTCTCCAGTATCCATGTCAGGATTCGTAGAGCCAGGTGGTTCTGTAGTTAAAGTTGGTGCTGCCAACAGTACAGTTGCTGCTGATGCTTACAACGCTGGTCACTTAGTAAATGCTTTCTATGACGCTGCTGCGACAATGGATGAAAAAGGCGTTTCAGGTGATGGACGTGTAGCTGTTCTTAACCCAAGACAGTACTATGCTCTTATCCAAGACATAGGTTCTAATGGTCTTATCAACCGTGACGTACAAGGTTCAGCCTTACAGTCCGGACAAGGCATTATCGAAATTGCTGGTATCAAAATCTTTAAGTCAATGAACATACCTTTCTTTGGTAAGTTCGGTACTAAGACTGATATGAACCCAAGAGCTTCTAACGACAACGAAGGAAGTTTTGTTGGTGAAGCAATGGGTGATCAAGATTCTAAGCTAACACCTTCAAACAGTAACACTCAGAAAACAATCAACAACTATGGTACAGCTGCTAAGTTTGCTAATAGCTGTGGTTTGATTTTCCAGAAAGAAGCTGCTGGTGTAGTAGAAGCAATCGGACCTCAAGTACAGGTAACTTCAGGTGACGTTTCTGTGGTTTACCAAGGAGACGTAATCTTAGGTCGTCTAGCTATGGGTGCAGATTTCTTAAACCCTGCTGCTGCTGTAGAACTAGTTGCTGGTATTGACGTTTCTTCTAACTTCAATAACACTGCTGTTTCTAACGCAAGTTTCACATAAAATTAATTTTTTATACACACATGGGAGTCTATATGGCTCCCTTTTTTTTTATTTATAAATATGGCTTTTCCTACCACTAACGCAGTTACTGAACTGCCAGCAGTAAACCAAATATTAGCGTCTTGTGGTCAAGCTCCAGCGACCACTTTGGATCAAACCAACCCTGACGTTGCGATTGCATACGATACTTTATTAGAAGTATCTAGAGAAATCCAATCTGAAGGCTGGAGTTTTAATAAGGAATATCATTATGGATTCACACCTGATGATAACAACGAAATACTAATACCAAATAATATTTTACAAATAGATTTAACAGAGAATCTTGCTAATGCTACTACTGATGTTATTAGAAGAAGTGGCAAATTGTATGACAAACAAAATCATACTTATAAATTTACAGCAGATACTGTTGACTGTGATGTTACTTGGTTTTTTGACTGGGTAGATTTACCACAACCTATAAAAGATTACATAACAGCTAGAGCTGCTGCAATAACTTCAACCAGAATTATTGGAGATAGTACTCAATATCAGATGCTTCAACAAAAAGAATCTTATATGAGAGCTATGGCTATGGAATATGAATGTAATCAAGGTGACTATACATTCTTTGGTACTACAACTAACAACAGAAAATATAGCAGCTACAAACCTTATATAGCTTTAATACGATAATGGCATCAGTTACTCAACGAATTAACAATTTTCTAGGTGGCGTATCCAGACAAACTGACGATAAGAAACTTCCTGGTCAAGTTCGTGAGTGTCTGAATGGTTATCCTGATCCTACTTTTGGTTTAACTAAAAGACCTGGATTTAAATTTCTACAAACTTTAAAAGATACAAGTGGAAATAATTTAACTACAGCAACATTACAAACTGCTAAATGGTTTTTCATTGCTAGAGATGAAGATGAAAAATATGTAGGGTGTGTTACTAAAAAAGTTGGTAACACTAATGGAAGTATTTATATTTGGAACGCAGCTACTGGTACTGCGTGTACTGTAACTTATACCAGTTATAGTGGGACATCTTGTCAAACATATTTAGAGCAAACTATCCCTCTTAATAATTACAAACTAACAACAATACAAGACACCACAATTGTCACTAATATTGCAAAGACTGTTTCTAAAATTGCTGATCCAACGTTTGTAGAAAATACAAGAGCTACATTGATTTTGACAGATACTGCGGTTTCTTCCCCATATTCAGTAACCATTAATGCTGGAGGAGGAGCTTCAGATCAAACATTTTCAACAACAACAGGTTCTACCGAAACTTATGATGGTTTATTAACTACCCTTAAAAACGGGATTGATGCTTTTAGTATTTCAGGTTTAGTCGTTACTAAATTTCTTGGTGGATTACAGTTAGAAAGAATAGTTGGTGGAACTAGAACTGCTTTTACTGTCACCTGTAAAGGTGGAGCAGCTAATAATAAATTAGCAGTGTTTCAAGATCAGGTAGATAATGTTTCTCAACTACCAGCTCAAGCTTTCCATGATCACGTAGTAAAAATATTAAATACAAATTCAACAGCCGATACTTACTTTGCAAAATTTATTGCTGATGATGGTGTATCAGGTAGAGGACATTGGGAAGAAGGAAGAGATCCTAGCGTTTCTTCTGGTTTAGATGCTTCAACAATGCCTCATGAATTAATTAATACAGGAACAAATGCATTTACTTTTAGAAGAGCTGATTATAAAGAACGATTAGTTGGAGATGATGTGACTAATAGTCATCCCAGTTTTGTAGGTAAAAAAATACAAGATTCTTTTTTCTATAACAACAGACTTGGTTTCTTAGCAACTGATAATGTTTCTATGAGTCAAGCTGGAGAGTTCTTTAATTTTTATCATACTTCTGCACAGATAATTACTGAAGCAGATCCTGTTGATTTAAGTTGTTCATCTATTAGACCAGCTGCACTACATGCAGTCATACCAACTGCTGCGGGATTATTCTTGTTTAGTGGTAAAGAACAATTTCTAATGTTTTCTGACACAGGGGTATTAACTCCAGGTTTAACAGTTATTAAAAGTATTAGTAACTATGAAATGGAACCTACGATTAATCCTATTCAGACAGGAGACATTATAAATTTTCTTACTAAAACTCCTAGTTACACCAGAGTTTTTTCAATGCAACCAAAAGGTATTCAACAACAACCGACTGTTATAGACGTAAGTAGAGTTGTTAAGGAATGGATACCAGCTAATGTAACTACTTTAAATACAAGTGTACAAAATAAATTACTTACACTAAGTGGTAATGAGTCAAAATATATTTACTTTTTTAGAACATATAGTGATGGTAAAGAGAATTTATTAGAAGCTTGGTTTAACTGGGAACTTCCTGGGACTGTACAAACAACTGCTATCGATGAAGATGATATGTATGCAGTGTGTTTTTTAAACAATAATGCTGTGTTAGTACAAGCTGCCTTAAGTCAAAGTCCAGAACAAGCAATTATAGTAAATAACCAAGGTCAAAAAGTTAACCCTTGTATGGATATGTATGCAGCTGCTAGTTCAGTTACATATGATTCAGCAGGTAATTTTAGTAAATGTTTTTTACCTTATAGTCTGACAAATTGGACAGATTTAAATAATTTAACACCAGTATTAGTTATTTCTGGTAGTACTGCTGCCGGTACGTTTGTTCAATCAGGTTTTACGATGACACCTGAATATGTAATAGATGGATCTAATGCTTATTTTAAAGTACCAAATCAAGATTTAACTAGCGTTGCAAATAATGTAATCGTAGGTTTTAAATATGATTTTAATATTATTTTGCCAAAGATTTATATGCAACTAAATCAACAAGGATCAGCAAGTGATTTTACTGCTTCATTGGTGGTTTCAAGAATGAAGTTTGCTGTTGGTTTATCTGGCTTAATGTCGTTTAAATTATATTCTAAAGGTAGATTAACTGGATCTAAAACTTATACAGGGGATGGATCAACAACAGATTTTAACTGGACTAAAGGAGATATAAATAATATAGATAGAGATGAAATAAAAATAAAGATAAATAATGTTGTTACTACAGCCTTTACGTTTTTAAGTGATACTCAAATAAGATTTAATTCTGCTCCAGCAAATGGAGATGTAATTCTTATTTATACAGATGAATGGTATAACTTAAATCCAATACAAGAAGCTAATTTTTATTTAGCTGATGATGTACCGCTTGAAGAGCAATCAGTATTTACTATTCCAATACATCAAAGATCTAAGAATTTCCAATTAAGAATTTTTAATGACTCACCTTATCCTGTCTCCTTAAATTCAATGATGTGGGAAGGACATTACACACCACGTTTTTATAGGAGGACATAGATATGGCAATAGATCCGTTATCAGCAACAATAGGAATTGCTAGTACAGTTTTAGGATTTGCTTCAAATAAATCATCCCAAAATGCTGCTAATGCTAGATATAACCAACAGGCTAAGGCTCAATATGACTACGACATGGAAGGCTATGACATGCGTGTCGAGAAAGCGCAAGCCGACTGGGATGAAATCGTAAGAGGTATTGAGACTAAACAAGCCAACGAAATAAAACTAGCTAAATATAAAGATGCTAATGCTTTAGATTCCTATAACTATGGAATGCAGATTAGGAATAAGCAACAGGAATCTTTAAATAATCAGTTTAAAAAATCTCAAGAATTATATAAAAGTCAAGTAGCTTTTAATGAACTTGGAGCTGGTCTTGCAAAACAAAGCCAACAAAGAGCATTAAGAGAAACTACTCAGAAATTAATATTTCAAAATCAGGATGCAATATTAAAACAACTATCAGCAGAAGGTAAGGCTAGAGTTACAGGTGGTAGTGGAAGAAGTGCGGGTAAAGTGGTACAAGCTACATTAGCTAGTTTAGGTAGAACTCAATCTGCATTAGCAGAATCATTAATGAGTGCTCAATATAATACTAGATCTGCAAATTTAAATATAGATTTAAAAAAAGAAATAGCAGATAAGAATGCTTATGCAAACTTAATGCTAGATCCTGGAACTCTACCAATAGCACCTAAACCATATAAAACTTTAGTATCTGATTATGATTTACCTAGAGAATTAGAAGACTTTGATTTTGGTCCTGAACCAATTAAATATGCAACAGCAACCTACACAACACCATGGACTAATTTAGCTGCTGGTGTTTTAGATTCTTTAGCTGGTGCAAGTGGTGGAGCTCCATCACAAAATCTAACTAATTTTAAGTATTCTGATTTTTCATTACCTAATAGTGTCAGTCAAGATATGTTTACTTATAATCCAAGCTCTAACTTGACTTCATCCTTCGGTAGTTCAATATATAGTTCAAATTTTAGCGGATTTGGAAGCAGTGCTTATGCAGATTTAGGTGCAAATTTAAACATTACATATTAGTGAATTAAAAACAATGGCAAGTAGTTATCAAGGGTACGCTCGTGCTACAGGCTTTCAACAACTAACAGCTAGTGCTGCGGGGTTACAAAAGCAGCGTGAGCAAGATGAAATAAAAATCAGAGCTTTAGAAAAGCAAAAAAATGAACTAGACAAACGAGCAGATAAGTCTGAACGTGATCTAGAAAACAAATTAAATAGAGAAGAAGATCAACGAAGAAAGAATTACGACTTCGTTGAAAACACTTCTTACGACAATAGAGTTCAAGCTTTAAAAACTAATCAAAAGATTTCAGAACAGAACTTTAAATTGCTTAGTAGTGAGGATGAAAAGAAAGCTAAAGACTTAGCACAGTTTAGTAAAACAATAGCTAACAGCTTAGGTAACTTTAAAAAGAAGTGGGAAAAGAATCAATTTCAAGCTGGATATAATGCAGCTGCAATGGAAGGTTTACCTACTGATTCTGTTGTTGATCAAATAGAAGGTAGTAATAAACTTTATGAACAACACTTAGATATACAAAAAGTTGGAGACACTTTATGGAAACAAGGTTCTCCATTAAATGTTGTAAATAATGTAAAAAGAAGTAGTGCTTGGTGGGATTATGGAGCTGCACAGTATAGAGCTGAAGCAGCTGGTGATGCCTTTTCATTTTGGATACAGGATTATTTAAGAGATTCTGGAGCTACAGCACCACATGAAGTACAGGAAGCTTTAGAAAAAGGTAGAGATCAATTTTTAAGAATGAATAACCTACATGGTTATAGTTCAGATTTCTTAAATCCAACTTTGAAAAAGATGGGTGCAGCTAGTAGAAGATTAATAGCTAATGCACAAGCCGGACAAGACTTTGCAGATAGTCAAGATATGGTCAAAGTTGAAAAAAGTAGATTTCATCAAAGTAAAGATATCGATTCTATGAACAGATATTTTGCTACTGGTATGAAAAGTTTTGATGAGAAAGGTAATCGTTTTAAAGGTAGATTTAAAGATATTCTTGCAGATGATTTATCTAATACAGATATATTTTCAAAGGAAGTTTTTGATAGATTAATGAACTCTCCTACTACTGATCAACCAAACAAAACATGGGCGCAAAGACATGAATTTTGGTATGAAGACATTAAACAAAGAAGGGAAGAAGACGAACAAAAGAAACGAAAATTAAGGCAAGAAGCACTAACATTTAAAGGTTTAAAATATGGTGATGATATAAAAGCTAAAGAGAGTTTATTGTTTGATCAAGGTAAAAGATTCTCTGAAAAAGAAATTGAAGGATTTATTAAAGGCTGGAACCCATCATGGGGTGAAGTTCCTAATAGACTTAAAAACATGCTATCAACTGAAGATAAA